AAATGCAACACGCAAAACGATTCTTGAATCGTTATGCCAGTGTGCAAGCGTTTCAAGAAATTAAAGCAAAATACTGTCCTAATGGACAAACTTGTGAGGCGGCGATTATGATAGGAATGATACTTGGATTCGCGTATATAACTACGTGGCCATTGTTAAATTATCTGTAAAGATGATTATATCAAACGCAGCTTTAACTAAGTTAAAAGAACGGATTGCCTCAAGCTCAGCTTGGGGCATTCGCCTTTCTATTAAAGGAGGCGGATGTGGGGGATATACATATGAGTTATGCTACGAAGAGATGCCTAGTATAACTGATGTGATATATGAAAACATTATAGCAGTTGATAGTCTAAGTGATGACTATCTAAAAGATGCCACATTGGAGTGGCAAGTTGATGGAGTACAAGAAGAATTTGTAATTCAAAACGAACAATTAGAAACTGGACGCTGTGGCTGTGGCGAAAGTTTCTACATGGAGACAATATGAAAACAAGTAATACAGGAATAGATTTAATAAAGCACTTTGAAGGGTGCGAAACTGCGGCATATAAGTGCCCAGCAGGTGTATGGACAATAGGATATGGACACATAAAAGGAGTGCAAGAAGGAGACGTAATAACAGAAACTCAAGCACACGAAATGTTAGTAGAAGAACTAAGTGAGTATGAAAATTATATACATGACTTAGTAGAATGTCCTCTAAACCAAAACCAATTTGATGCATTAGTATCTTGGGTATTTAATTTAGGGTCGGGCAACTTAGCCTCCTCTACTTTACTAAGAGTACTAAACTCAGGAGAATATGCAGGAGTTCCAGAACAGATAATGAGATGGAATAAAGCAGCGGGCAAAGTGCTAGCAGGACTTACTAAAAGAAGGCAAGCGGAAGCTGACTTATTTAGTGCAAATTAAATTTGATGGAAAAGAGTACATAATTTCACAAGATATGTGGGATGCTATGACGGCACACTCTGTAGAAAGAGGTATGACACTTGATGAGTATATTGCAGAAGCATTTACAAAATTAAAGGAAGAACAATTAAAAACATAGAATTTGGAGTGGAACACTACAAACCACTCGCACAAGGATTAACTATAAAGCCTAGCGAAATCAATGGGTTAGGCTTACATACTTTAAACCCTCTAAAAGCGGGTACTTACTTAGGCGAAACACATGTTTGGCATGAGAAAAGGCATGAGTGGATACGTACGCCACTTGGAGGATTCATCAACCACAGTTCAAGCCCGAACTGTTTTATCTACACTACTCTAGAAAGTAGAGAATTATTTGTAGTAAAACCGATAGAAAAGGGAGAAGAACTAACAGCCTACTATACAGTAGGGTATGACGATATACTATGAACCTAAAAGAGCAGTTTACCAATGATACATTGGAAGAAGAACTTCGAGTCCTAGTTTGTGAACAAAAGAAAGAGATAAATTATCTCAAGCAAAACATTTTACATCTAAAAAGAATGGTTGCAGAGGAATCAAAAGCAAAGTATAGAGCTTACGCTCAATTTGCTAACTTACAGGAGAAAACATATAGTGATAAAACAGACATACAAAGTAACGATAACGTTTGACTCTGATGTTAAAGATGGCGATCCAAAAGATTGGCTGCCTGATGCATTAGAAGAAGGTTGGTTTAAGTATAAAACAGATAAAATTTATGGAACAGAAGTTACACCCATAGATATAGAAAATCCGCTGAATAAGTGGATAAAAGATTTTAAGTGATGGGTAGCACATTAAATAACCTACTAATAGCCATAAAGGTAGTAGAAGCACAACAACAGATTTCTACAAGCCCTAGTATATGGCAAAGCCTTGAAGACGAGTTAATCTTGCTTCGAGAAAGAGTGGAGAAATTGGAGAATGGCACAGCCTAACGAACAATTCAGCGGAGACATGAGCCGCAATGAGGTTGAGATAGACCTTAACAAATTCATGGCAATGGTTTCAGAGATTGGTGAATTAAAAGCTAAGATTATGGAAATGGAAAACGACAAAGAGCCAGACAATCCTTGGCAAAAGGTAATATGGTTCTCTCAAATGATAGATGCTTGGCGTTTATTTCCTAGAGCCTTCTTAAGTATATACATGTATTTATTATACTACTGTACTTTTTGGTTTATGGAGTTGGACGTACCAACATTAGAACAATCAGGGTTGATTTCAATAGTAGTAGGAGCAGGCGCAGCTTGGTTTGGACTCTATGCGGGAACAGCTAAAGACAAAATTAACAGCAAGTAGTAAATAAATGGAAGTAGTAATATATAGTAAAGATAATTGTGCATTTTGTGATAAAGCGATAAAACTCGCTTTTATCAAAGAAGCAAGGTGTGAAGTTAAAAAATTAGGCGTAGATTTCGAGATGGAAGATATGATGAAGCTATTTCCAACAGCAAGAACCTTTCCTCAAATCATACTAGACGGAAAGAATATTGGCGGGTACACAGAATTTGAAGTATTAGTAAAGTGATAGAAATATTTCATAATGTCTTAACAGAGAACCACCGAGAACAACTTTATATGCATGCGGTTAATGCTAATTATAAGATTGGGTGGGCAGATACATCAACTTTCGAGCATAGGCAATATCCTTGTCTACACTCCGACATCAACAGAGCAGATTGGAGAGGATTCGATTTTATAGAAGGCATTCAAAATGTTCCTATGAAAGACTTAGTTGTAGACTTAGCTTTTGATAAAGCAGTTATAAACTTAGCGACTCCTTCTTCCATTCAGTTTCCGCACACACATGGCGAGTCAACAGTAGTAACTTACTATATCAATCCAGAGTGGAAAAAAGAGTACTATGGTGAAACTATATTCTATGACGATTCAATGAAACATTGTGTCGGCACAGCATTATACGAGCCTAACTCAGCAGTTGTCTTTGATGGCAAAATACCACACTCAATAAGACCAGCTTCTCATATAGCACCTAGTTATAGATTTAGTTTGTCTGTATTCTTTAGACAAAAGAACTTTATTGAAGAAGCAAAAAATAATCCTTGACACCGCCCCCAAAATTTAGTATAATACATCTATGAATATATTTATACTTGACGAAAACATAGACAAGTGTGCTGAAGCTCATGTGGATAAACACATAGTAAAAATGCCATTAGAAGCTGCACAAATGTTATGCACAAATCACTGGATAAACAAATACTTAGGACACATACCAAGAAAACTAGAATCAAATGAATGGAAAATTATCAAAGAAGCTAAGACTAATCCCGTTAGGGATTTTCCTTACCTGCCTACTATGTACAATCACCCTTGTACTATATGGGCTCGTGAATCTAATGATAACTACGAATGGTTATACTGCTATGCTATCGCACTCAACGAAGAATATAGATACAGATATGGAAAAGACCATAAATCAGTGCGTGATGTCATACTCAAGTTACCCGACATCGTTTTACCACGGAGTGGGCTCACACCATTTGCTCAAGCTATGCCAGACGAACTCAAAGGAGATAATGCCGTCGAAGCCTATAGAAGATTCTACCATAAAGACAAAGCAACCTTTGCCGATTGGAAGTTCAGAGGACGACCAGAATGGTGGCTAGACTCGGAGGCTAACTATGAAAGTCGTATTACAAGATAAACCTTACCTATCAGTATTTTTCCCTAAAGATTGGTCACAAGATAAAATAGACATGTGGTTATGGAATTACTATAACTACAACAACAGATTACACTAAAGGACATAATGACAACAGAAGATACCAAACAATTTAATGACTACGCAAAGTTCGTAGTCAGCACAACATCAGACGAAAGTCTGCATACACTAGCCTTGATCAGTAGACTTCATACTCTACAAGAAACAACAGGCACAGAATTCTCTCAGCTACTCACAGCATCAATTGGTATGCAAGCTGAATCAGGAGAGTTCTCCGAAATAATCAAAAAGATTATATTTCAAGGAAAAGAATTTAACGAACAAGAAAGATTTCACCTTATGCGTGAGCTTGGCGATGTGCTATGGTACTGGGTTCAAGGTTGTACAGCATTAGGGTACACTCCACAAGAAGTAATGGAAGAAAATATAAATAAACTCGAGAGTAGATACCCTAATGGCTTTGACGTAGCTATGAGCGAAAACAGACAAGTAGGAGACATATAATGGAAGAGAAAACAATCATGATGGCAAAACATCTACATACATATCAAGAAGGGAATAGAACCTGTGAAGTATATGTAGCAATGGGTGGAGGTTATGCTACGCGTCACTATAAAAAGATAGAAGGCGGGAATGTGTGGCAGAAAGATACACTACATAAAGGTAAGAGTGAAGTATGGGCAGAAAATGCTGCCGAGAACTGGGTAATGAAGGTAGGAGAATGACAGAAATAATCTTATTACCATTTACTTTATTCGAGTGGATATTCTCTATAGCCTTTTGGTACTATGGAATTATGTTCCTAGTAAACTCAGAAGTATACGAAAACATACACGAAAAATTACAGGAGAAATGGGATGCTTATAGAAACAAATAAATTTAACGAAGAAGTAGTATTAAATAAACTTAAAGTTTATATTGATAAAACATACAAACAACACTACGGTTCAGGAAATATTCAGACGACAGAAGTTACTTTTGACGCTGGGCATGGAGAAAGCTTTTGCTTAGGTAATATACTTAAGTATGCACAACGCTTTGGAAAAAAGAATGGTAGAAATGAACAAGACCTATATAAAATTATACACTATGCAATTATGATTTTAGGACAGATAGAGAAAGACAAAGAGAAAGCTCATCAAGAGTTTGAAGACCACATGCGGGAAGGAGCAGAGTAGTGGGAGCACGCGGACTAAGAGTAAAGAAAACAGAAAAGCTAGATGACATAAATCTACAAAGAGTAGTAGAAGCCTTAAGTAGTAGTACTCCTATCACGAAAAAAGAAGCGTGTGAGATGCTCAATATCAGTTATAATACGACGAGATTAAATAAGATTCTAGCAGACTTTGATGAGACAATACAGTACAGAGCTACTAGAAAGTCTCAGCTTAGAGGAACAAAAGCTACACCAGCAGAGATTAAACAAGTAATAGAGTCATATTTAAAAGAATCACCTATATCAGAGATTGCAAAATCTCTATATCGTTCTTCAACCTTTGTAAAGAATATAATAAATAAAGTAGGCGTACCAGAGAAAAGACCTGCAACAGAACAAGGAGCAGGAGCTAAAGTTGGGTACTTACCAGATGAGTGCGTAGCTGAAACCTTTGAAGTAGGAGAAAAAGTCTGGTGCGCTAGACAAGATATGCCTGCAATAATTAAAAAGGTTATGCCTAATACTACACAAACAAACTATGTAGAAAAGTATGGAGCAGAGTGTTACCATATTTATGTAGTACAAGAAACAGATTTTGAGAGTCCTTACTTTGGCTTTCTAGACCACGCGGGGTACAATGCCCACGCAATTGCTTACGACTTAGGCAGTTTAAAACACTTAGAAAAGTACGGCGCTGAAATTTAGTAAGCAAAAGGATAATAACAATATGTTAACACTCTTTGGGGCTGGCTACCTCGCAACAGGCATAATGATATTCTGCCGAACATACTTTATCTGTATAAGAATGATAGAGAATAAATCGCCAACCAGTTTAATAACACAACATAAAATACTGCATTTAATAGCATTTACAGTAGGCATAAGCATATTAACCTTACCCATAGCAAGAGTAGCTTTCTCCAATAAAGCTAGAAAGAGCTTTTGCATAGGGTACGTTAATTCAATAACATAGGAGTAAAATGAGAGATAAAATAGTTGAAGCCCTAAGATTAAAGTACAAAGGGCAGGTAGCAGAGGCAGAAGCAAATATACATATTTATTTGATAAACCCAGCAGGTATTGGAGAACACTCTGATATAGTAGCAGAAGTAGATAAACAAATTGAACGAGCCGCAACAGCTCAGGAGAAGTTAGAATTCTTAGAAAACATAGGATATTA